TAATTAATTTACCACCAAGAGTGCTTTTAGGTTGAAATCCTATTTTATTTAAAACTTTTTTAATAGTTTTTTTATCCCCTAGTTGTAATTTATCCAAATCAACACCTATTTGTTTTGCTTTTTGTTCTATAGTTTGTGGTGTTATTTTTTTACCAGTTTTAGTAAAAAAATCCCCCATAGTCTTTAAAGTTTTTGCTATTGCTCCAATCATTGGTTTCTCCTATATAAATCGTTTTCTACCTTTCATCTTAACAAAAGATGATGGTTTATATGGTTTTCTTTTTCTTTTCTTTTTAACGTATCCGCCTTTTTTTAAATTTTGAGCATTCATGTAAGACTTAATTTGTTTTTCTTGTCTTTCTTTACTCAAATCAGAAAAATTTGGATTTAATTTAGTTAATGCTTTTATTGCATCTGCTCTTTTAATTTTTTTCTTTTCTTTTTTATCTTTAGATTCTTTTGCATCTAAGGGTAAATCGTCTATAGATGGTTCTTGCTCTAACATTTCTTCTACATCTGCTGCACTAAGTTCTTGTGCTTGTGTTGAAGGAGTCATTACACCTGCTAATTCACCCATAGTAATAGGAACAGTTGTTCCTGCTGTTAGAGGTCTTGCTATAGCTTGATTAGTAATCATTTGTCCTGTAGGTTGAGCCAAATTTTGTAAACCTGTTAAACCTCTATTGAATAAATTCATACCACCTTGCACGGCTCTTTGACCAGTAGGAGAATTGAAAAATCTTCCTGCTGTTCCTAATGCTGCAATACCTGCGGGTATAAGAGGTAAAAGTGGTAAAACCATTACTCTCTACCCTTCATGTTTTCTTTTGCTATTTCACTCATAGTTTTTTCTCTTGCCAAAGATTTATTTGCTCTTGCTCTAAGTGCATCTCTTCTTTCATTAGATTCTATTTTAGAAGCATCTAACTGAATATCTGATTCTGCTTTTGCTTTATCTAATTCTAGTTTTGCAATTTCAATCTGTGCATCTGCTGCCTCTTTTTGTTCTTGCATTTCTAGTTGTCTGTTTCTTGCCTCTGCTCTTGCTTGAGAGTCCATTACTTTTCTGTCAGCTTCTTGTTTCTTAATTGCTAAATCTTGCATTGCAATCTGAACACGAGGGTCAGCCATTTGTTGTTGTTGTTGTGCTTGTTGTGCTGCCTGTTGATTTTGTTGAGACATTTGCATTGCTGCTTGTGCCTGTAACTTAGCAACTTGATTTTCCATTTCTGGAGTCATCTCTGGATACTGTTCATCTTTACCCGGATTAGATTTATCATACTCTGGAGCAGGTGGTAAATCTGCACCACTCTGTGACATAACAAGTGTTCTATACTTATGAGCCATATGCTCTTGAATATGCGATAGAATAGTTCCTGCTAATGCTTGTGCAAGTTGCGGTGACTGTGGAGTCATAGTAGGGTCACTAAGCATAGCTTGGTGAACTGCTATATGTGCATCATGGTCTTGTGCCGCAAATGCTTTTACTGGTCTACCATACATCATTGCATAGTTTTCTGTTGCAGGGTCTTTTCTTTTTGCACCTATTTCCGGTAACAATATTTCATCTACATTTTTTACATCGAGAGCTTCATACAATCTTCTGTATGCTTCTTTCATGTCATGTATTTGTGGTGCTGCTGCTGCCGCTTGTAGTTGTGTTTGTGCTAGTAAAACTCTTTGTGCCGTAGAAAAAATGTTAGGGTCTGAAACTGGTAGGATATCTACATTAGAATCAAAATCTTTTTTAAAGATAAATCTATTATCACCTGCTATTCTGTAAGGATAATAGTCTGGCATAAAGTCTTGGTTTATTCTTGCAATAACTTTAAACTCTTCTCTTTGTGCTTTGTGTAATCTTTTGTGAATAGAAGACATCACTTTAATGCCTTGTTCTAATAAAGCTATAGTTGTTCCTACAGGTGCATTAGAATTCATATCACCAACTTGTAAGTCAGTAATTGCGGCTAATCTTCTACCCTCTTGTGTCATTGAACCAAGAAGAGCAAATAAAGTTTGTGATGGTTCTTTAAATGGTAGAGGTACAATTGATTTACGGATATCCTCTCCGTATCCCTCTACATCTCTAAACTCACCAAAGCCTACAGGTTGTTCTCCCTCTACACGCATGCCTCTAGCTTTAAAGCCACCGGGTAGATTGGAGAATTGACCTGCATCAACTAAAGAGCGAAGTATAGTTGTAACTGATTTTTGTAAATTACCTAATAAGTGAACATAACCTAAACCATAAAAACCAAATCCCGGTAAGAATTTGTAATGTACAAAGTGTTGTATTCTTTTAAAGTCTGGGTCATCCTCTTGAAAGTTTTCTCTTATAGATAAAACTTGTTGAGTCTCTTTGCATATAGAAACAATATAAGGACACGCAAAATCTTTTTCATATCCGGGCACATCTAAATCAACATGCATTTCTAAAATAGTAAATCTACCATCCTTTTGATAATTCTTTGATGGTGTAATACCTTCTATGTCTTGTATCTTTTGAGTTATATCGTTTGAGTCATCCTCTTCTGGATTCATATCGGTATCCATTTCAGCATAGAAACCATTTGCAATTTTCTTTCGCAATTCGTTTTGTGTCATGCGAATGATATGCGTATATCTTCCAGAGGTTCTTAAATCTGTTGTATTGTACGATATAACAAAATCGGTAATTGGTATAAACTTTGATACTGGTCTTTTTAAACTTTCATCGTAGTATATTTTTTTAAAACAACTACCAACAATAGGAAGATAAAATAACATTTGGTCAAAGTCATCAAAGTATTCTTCCATTGTTTCGGTAAGTTGATAATTCATGAACTCTTTTATTCTATTAGATTGTCTAACAGAATCTTCTGTTCTCTCACCGACTATCTGTGCCTTTACAGGGCCACCAGATGGAAATAATTCTTTTATTGCTTGCGACTGAAACTGAACTGCTCCTTCAATCATCATTGGATGATGTGCTGAACAAGCACCCGGAAAAGGTTTAGTTGTATCTTCTATTTTTAATCCAAGTAACTCCATACCTTTCTTGATGGTATCCTCGTAATCTTTACGACTACGAACGTCTGCTTCAAAAGCATCAATTAACTCACTAGCAATTTCGTCTAGTGTGTCATCATCAAGTTGGTCTACCAGATTGTCTGTAATCATTGGTTGAGGTTCTACTTCGCCCTCTGCAATAATTGTAACCTCTTCTTCAATCAAAGGGTTTACTGGCTCTAGTGGAGTTATTGCCATTTAGAAAGTTCCTTTAAATTTTCCGCCTCTTTTAGCTACACCCATACCTCTAGATTTTTTAGATTTAGATTTGGCTCTTTTCTTAACCATACCACCATCTTTCATAAAACCCATTTTGTTTCTAACAGGTGTTGGAAGTTTTGATAAACCTTTATTGTCTGCCGGAACTGGTTTTAGTGCAGAACCCCCGTTAGCCATTTTAAGACCCATACCTTTTTTACGCATTTCCATCATTCCACCTTCTGCTTTAGAACCTGCGTTGTAAGCATCAGTAAATCTTTTAATTACTTTTGCAGGAAATGATTCTTTTACTGCATCGATTGCACTTTTAAATTTACTTTCATTAGGATTTTTTTCTCTCTCTTTTCCTAATTTAAAAAAATATTCAAGTGCTGCTGCTGTAGGTAATTTTTTAATTGCCTCCATTGTTAATTTTAACATTCTATACTCCTATATTCTTCATGTGATTTGCCATTTCCTTCGCCCGATTAGGAGTCTGTTTTGCCCATCTGGAATCGAGCATCTCATAACTCGCACCAACCATATTTTCTTCTGACAAACATTTCCACATGTTGCGGAACTTGGATACCCCTGTTGGGCCCAGTTGAAATACCATACCAATAATTATGTTTTTTGCTTCTTGCAAGATGCCCTCGCATCCGTTTTCCTTGCAAAGTCGGTTTGCTGCGTCTTCCGCTTTTGCAAAATCTTGTTCAAATACTCTGTCGAGTTGTGCCTCTGTATACTCAACATCATCCTCCCAGTAATCCTC